AATACTACACCTACTTTTATAAGTGACAGTACTGTTGTACCTGTATCTGAATTAACACACGAAGAAGCTTTGGCGCTTATGGCTACGCCAGAATGGTCTGAACCAGAACCTGTAGAATAATGCATACTAACGCACTTGCAATATTATATTTTATCGTAGGTTATTTTACTTCGTTTTGTTTAATATTTACGACTAATGAATTATACTTACAATCGTTTGGTGTATTACTATCAATTTACTATACTTATATGATTTCAGAACAACTATAAAATGAAAACACAAGTCTTACTTTTAACAACTAAATTACAAACCTATTCAACTAAACTAATGGCTATTATTTTTTCGTTTTTTTTACCTATAGTTGGTATTCTTATTCTTATTGCTTGTTCAGTTTTACTTGACACAATCACAGGTATTTGGAAAGCCAAAAAACTTAAACAACCTATTACAAGTAGAAGGTTGTCTAATATTATTTCAAAAATCTTATTATATGAAGCTACAGTAATATTGTTCTATTTGATTGATTATTTTTTAGTTAATGACATAGTACAATCTTTCTTTAGTATTGAAATGCTTACTACAAAAGTTTTGTCTTTAACACTTGTTTCGATTGAGGTCATAAGCATAAACGAAAACTACAAAGCCGTAAAAGGCATAGACTTGTGGGCATCACTTAAAAACTTGTTTAGTCGTGCTAAAGAAGTAACGCAAGACTTTAAGAATATAAATGAGAAAAATAAATAAAATCATATTACATTGTTCAGCTACGCCAGAAGGTCGTGAACACAATGTAGAAGACATAAGAAGGTGGCACTTAAGACGTGGCTTTTCAGATATTGGTTATCATTACCTTATACACCTTGACGGTACAATAGAAGTCGGAAGACCTATAGAAAAACAAGGCGCACATTGTTCTGGTCAAAACAGAAATTCTATTGGCATTTGTTATGTTGGTGGAATGGACAAAGAAATGAAAAAAGCTAAAGACACAAGAACACCACAACAGAAAGACGCACTTATAAAATTAATGCACGAACTTATATACAAGTACAACAAAGATATGACTATTCACGGTCACAACGAATTTGCAAATAAAGCCTGTCCAAGTTTCAATGTAAAAGTAGAATATGCGAATTTGTAATTTATTTTTGATTTTAACGCTTTTTTCTTGTTCAGCTAACTATCACTATAGAAAGGCACTTAAAAAAGGCTTAGAAGTCGTTAAAACAAGCGACACGATAAGAATTACAACTATTGATTCAGTACCAGTAATAAAACACGACACAATAGTATACGAACACTTCTACACACAAAAAGACACAATAGTATTTTATAAGAACGTAGAAATACCAAAAACAAGGTTAGAAACACGAATAGAATACAAGCTAAAACGTGACACTATAAGAATGATTACAAGAGTAGAAGTACAAAAGGCTAAAGCTGACGCAAAAACGAATAGAAAACCGAACTATTGGTTGTTGCTTATAGTTATTTGTGTATTAGGCTTTTTAATGTATGTAGGTGGTAAGTTAGTAAACAAGTATTTATGAAAGTAATAAGACACGGCAACAATGTACACGAATTACAAATAGAAGGCAAAGAAACAAAAATTGCTATGTTAAGTGATTTGCACTGGGACAATCCAAAATGTGACCGTGACTTACTAAAAAAACACCTTGACTATTGCAAAGAAGAAAACATACCTGTAATGGTTAACGGTGACTTTTTTTGTTTAATGCAAGGACGTGGCGATAATCGTAGAAACAAAAGCGATATAAGACCAGAACACAACAACGCAAAATATTTAGATTCAATAGTAACTACTGCGGTAGAATGGTTTGAACCTTATGCCGATATTTTAACGGTAATCGGGTACGGAAACCACGAAACAGGAATTATTAAATGGCAAGAAACGGATATCCTCCAAAGATTTGTAGACTTGTTAAACCTAAAATGTAATTCAAACGTACAAACAGGTGGCTATGGTGGTTGGTTAATCGTTAAACTAATAGAGAACACTAAAATATTTAGTACAAAAATTAAATACTTTCACGGTTCTGGTGGAGGTGGTGTGGTTACAAAAGGTGCTTTAAACTTAACACGAGCTTTAGAAATGTACGAAGGTTGTGACGTTTTTGCTATGGGACATATACACGAAAATAGCGCACGTAATGACGTTAGAGACACCTTAAACCACAACGCATACAAAGGCTATTATGTAAGCCACAAACCTATACACTTACTCTTGACAGGCACGTATAAAGAAGAATACCAAGAAGGTGCAAAAGGTTGGCACGTTGAACGTGGCGCACCTATAAAGCCTGTAGGCGGTAGATTCTTAACCATAAAAACGGAACGCGACAGGTCAAATAAAGATGACGTTGTGCGTAAATACATAGATTCACACAGAATATTCTAAAAAAAAGTTAATTCATAACTTACTGAAAACAAAGCAGTTATAAAATATTTGTAATTTTTTTTGTTAAAAAGTTGTTTTTTTTGTTGATAATTCAAAAAGAGTTATTATATTTGTATATACAAAAAACAATATTATGAAACAGAGCATTTTAAAATCGAATTCACGTTTAGATAATTCAAAAGGTTATTTAATAACTAAAAAAGATTATGTATGTACTATTATTAAACCTTTAAAATATGGTTTTTATTTAATTAAAATAGGCAACAAATTATTTAAAACAGATTACAGTAATATAATAAATAAATAATTATGACACGATTAGAGAAATTAGAAACACTTGTTAAGATTGAAGAAGGCATACAGTCTTTTACAAGTAGAATTGAATTATGCCAAGAAACAATAGAAACTTCAGGTACTTATTTTCGTGAAATACGCGACAAAAACACGGACAAAATACATACTTATATGATGTGTATTAAACGACTGCATGACAGGTTTTATAAAATAGTATTTACACTTTAAAAATTAGTTATGAAAGGAGAAATAACAAAAAGAATTCACGACGTTAACACCTTTATGAGTACAGAAGATAACGAAACGTACTTGGTAGGAAAAGACGAAAACGGAAAAGAGTTTACTATGGTATTTAATACTATAGAATTATTAGAATGGCTTGATATTGATTATATGAAGTCACAGAGTAAGAAGTATATAAACAACCTTTAAAAACAGAGTTATGAAAGAAGCAAAGAAAGAATTAGTTAAATGTATAATCTTTATATGGGGTTCATTTGTAATGTACTACGTATTAATAAAATTATTTGTATGAAAGATTCCGAAATAAAATGGGTACTAACTTTAAGTGAAGAAGATAAAATTATGTTTTTAGAAGATATGCTTAAACAACAGAAATACGGAATGGCATTCGAATTTATGGACGTACTACTAAAAGCACCAATAAGCGAAGGTGGTGTAAGTACAGATTTGATAAATGACGTTTGGAAAAAATATGTAAAATAATGAATATGAGTTACGAGATAGAAATAGAGAGCCAAGATGACGAATGCGTAGTATTTTATATTAATGATGTGGCTTACAAAGTGGATATAGAAACGCAAATAGTTACGCAAGAATATCCAGTAAGTTTTAATCAGTTTAATGACAAGATAACCTATGCAGAGGAGGATGTGATTTACTACTATGTACTGCAAAATACTTTAGAATGTAGTGGAATCAATTATTATGAAGATATTGATATATGCAACGAATTAGAAGAACTATTGAATTATGGATAAATTTAGAGTAGACTGGTGGGACAATTTCAACGATGAATTGTACTGTAATTATTTAATACAAAAAGACGAATTAATGAACACTTATAGAATACTATATAAGACCTATAAAGGCAATAATACTGACGCGCCAGTAGTACAGGCAGTTAAATACGTAAAAGCTTATGACAAGACAGAAGCACGCAAGTTGTTTAACTTGTGGAAAGGTTTAATAATTAGCATTGATAAGGTATGAAACGACTTTTAGAGTATATTTATTGCCTAATTATAAATTGGATATATGGAAGACTTGATTAAGAACGTGAAATATTTTATAGAAAAACACGAACTAAAAAAGAAATGTAGACAACCAAGATACGTTCATAGGAGAATATATTTTTTTTATATACTTCGTGAAGCTGGTGCAACCTATCAAGAAATAGCAGACCTATTTGACTTAAACCACGCAACAGTTATACACGGTATAAAAAGGTATAAAGAACTTCGTGACACAAACGATAGGCTTTTATTGTTAGATATTGCCGACTATACTGGTAAGATTAAGTTAAAAAAACGAACCTATAATTTAAGAAAAGATATTCTTAAAGCTACTACCGTAGCAGATTTAGGAGTAATAAAAAGAAGAACAGAAAACAACCTCTATAAAGAATTAATTTAATATATTTGTAAAAGTTGGTAGGACAATCGAAAATTTTTTAAGTGTGACGTGAGTAACAGTTCCTACCCTGTGAAAGCGTTACACTTTTTTTATTTATAAAATATGGCAGAAAACAAGAAAAGCTTTTTACTTTACACGGATTTATTACACACGGTAAACAAGCTAAATGACGAACAAGCTGGTCAACTATTTAAACACGTTTTAGAGTACGTAAACGACTTAAATCCACAAACTGATGACATATTACTACAAGTATGTTTTGAACCTATTAGACAAAGTTTAAAGCGTGACTTGCGAAAGTATGAGAATATGCGAGAGAAAAAGCGTGAAGCTGGTAAGAAAGGTGCTAACAAAAGATGGCATAAGATAGCAGATGATAGCACTTGCCATAAAACTATAGCAAAAATAGCCGTAAATGATAGTGTAAGTGTAAGTGATATATATAGAAGCTTCGCACATTTGTCTTTAAGTGTAGAAGAATTTAAAAAGTTAGAAGTTGACTATGAAAAGAAAACTATTGATTCG